CACCTGCATAATCACCACTACTCTATGAATCTATACTAAAAAACATCCCCATAGTTTATATTGTAATTATTTCTACAAATGTATATATAATATTATAAAATACAAAAAAGTTTAGATATTATCTTCATATTTAAAATATATGTCCATTCTACACTCACCAGCATTATATTGAGAGTTTGGCTTATCAAAGGCAACACCAGTTCCCCAATACTTCGTCTTCTCTGAACTATATAGAAACTTATTATCTTTTAAATAATCAGAAACGACACCTATAACATCACTAACTTCATTCCAAGTTAATTCACGAGATTCTTTTTTAAGTTTAATTATTATATAATAACCATTAGGACCTTTTCTATTACCAACTTTTACAAATCGAGACTCACCTTCAATATTTTTAAAATTCAATTCTAATAAAATATCATTAACAATAGGAGTAATATCATTAATAATCTCACTAACATCAGAATCTATTGATTCAAAAAATTTAAAATCTGTTAAATATCTCATTATTTAATTAAATACATCAGGAGAATCACCTTCTTCAGGTTCATATTCATCAGAGTCTAAACTCTTTATAATGTTTTCAACTTCTTCATAAGAGTCATAATTTGTCCAAAGAGAACCTTTGCCAAACAATTCTTCAGCGTCTTCAGCATCTTTATAAGTTAGACCATCAGCCATCATTTTTGGAGTGAGTGCGAATATTCTAAAGTGGCTACCAACTCTATTTACAAAATATTTAACTTTATCGTTGTTAAAACTTTCAAATAATTTAATGTATTTCATATTATTTATTTTTTAGAAAGGCATTGTATCATCATCTAAGCCTTCATCTAAAGTAAAACCAAATGAAAGTATCCCACCACCAGATTTTGATTGCCAAATGTCAAATTCAGCATCATATTGAGCTAAAATATCTCTTTTAAGTTTGTTAGCGACTTCGAAAACTTTGATAACATTTCTTAATGTTTCCTTTTTAGCCATATGAACCTCTATTACAATGTCTTCATTTCTTTTAGCGGTAATTTGCACATTATCAACTCCTGAATTTCTAAACATTTGACGAAGTAAATAAGTTAAATGCTGAACATCATCATCTTCATCATCTTCATCATATCCATAATCATCATCATCATCATCATCAAACTTCGGATTTGATGATTTTTTTCCAGAATAGTATTTATCGTCTTCATCATCATACCAATCATCATACTCACCATAATCTTTAGTAGAATCATCATCATACTCATAATCATCTTCTGGCCAACGTGCTTCATTTTTTTTATTAGCAGAAAGACCATTGTTTAGATGACTAAATTCATCTTCTCTGATATTTTCTAAATATTTTATAAATGTTTTTATTTTCATATTATTTCAATTCTATTTTAAAATATGTCTCATCAAAGAATCCTAAATCCTCTATTTTATATTTGTTTAATATTGTTTGTACTCTAATTAGAGCATCATAAATTTCACCCATATCGGTTTCTTCTAAGTCTAAACTAACAAAGATTCTATCATCTTTACCAACAACTTTAACATCAATTCCAAAGACATTCTTTTTTATCTCATTAATCATGCTTTTATGCTTAGCAAATAACTCTTCATTATAACCAACTTTTCTTTTAATTGGAAGTTTATTCCAATCAACTTTTACCGAAGCTTCAGCTAATCTTTTAAGGTAAGAAATATTTTGCATTTCTGTTCCTCTATGTTCATTATAATAACCAACTGATATATTTGTACATTCTGGTATGTCCTCCATTAATGACGCGGAATCTGTATAAACACCAGTTGGATCTAATGATAAATTTAATCCATTTTTATTATATTCATCACACAAAGCCTGACCAAATTCGTTAGAACAACATTGTCTACCTAATTGATGTGTTATAACAGATGTTGTCCTTCTTCTATCAAAAGAAACACAAGCTTTTACATCAGTTAGATAATCACATCTATCATAAATAGATGAAAGAGCATTAGAACCAATACCACCTCTCTCTTCACCAATAAAGAAGTAATAAATACCTGGAACATTATTAGCCATCATATATAACATAACAGCAGTACCAGCTTTATCATCAGCGCCTAATATTGAAGAGCCGTCGGTATAGATATGTTCATCACCAGTTCCACTTTTTATCAATCTAAATGAATAACCTTCTTCAACTACTCGACCATTGACTTGAAATAATTTTGTCGTTTTTTGTTCTCTATCAGCCGTATCTAAATGACAAGTAAACATTATTGTTGGTTTTTCAGAACCAATTATTTTATAATAATTTCCAACTTGGTCTCTCTCAAGAGATGGTAAAAATTTTAAAACTTCCTTTTCATGTCTACAATCATCAAAATGTGGATATGTTTTTGTAGTTAATGAAAGAAAAGTTGCTTTAACATCTTTAGGATTATACGAAAACTCAGGAACCTTTATTCTTTGAGCTGAGGTAATTGATTCATCGCCAATATTATCAGATGTCATATCATTATATTGATATATGAATGACTTAATTTCATCTTCTGTTAATAATCCTGGCCAATAATATCTGAAAAATTTACCAATCTTCATATCAAATTTTTTACCACCAATAGTTACTTCAAAACAATAAGGTTTATTAGAAATAGTCACATCAGTTATACCTAAACCATTCTGGTACTTAGAATCAGACTCACCTAACCAAAGCATCTCAAAAGCAAGATAACTATCATTGTCTTCCATTTTTTTAAGAACTTTCTCTAATTCAGAAGATATTTTTATTCTAGCAGATCTATCAACATTTTTTGATTCATCAAAGACATCTTCTTTGCTTTTGTAACCACCACTTGGTTTGTAATCTTTAGCCTGGTCAACTACACTTTGTGTACCAGCTTCAAATATTTGACTATATTTTAATAAATTCATAATGTATATATTAAATTCAAATTGTTATTTCTTCTGAATTTAGATAATCAACTTTTACTTGACCATCATTCATATTTGGCTCCTTCTTAACAAACTTTCTTTGACAATATACAACTTTTACAGATGGCTCTTTAGCAGCTTTGCTATTTTTTTAGCTAATTCCGCAGCATATTTCAATATCTCAGGTGTTGGTAAATTTTCTCTGACTCTAATTACAACATGGCTTCCAGGAACGCCTTTGACATGCATCCATATATCTTCATCTTCTGCTGTATTAAAGGTTAAAAAGTCATTAGATTTAGCGTCTCGACCAACCATTATTAAATAACCATCAACTTCTATTTTTTTGATGTCAGGAAATTTAACTTTTTTTGATTCAAAATATTTTAAATATTTCATATACTTATATATTAATTTATATAAAACAAAAAAAGACCCATTAAGGGTCTTTTTTTGTTAATATTTAAACTATTTTTAGTTTAATAATCCATAAGAATCAGAAACTTTAATAGTCATAAACTGTTTTTGTGGGAACCAACCAACTTCAGCAACAGCATATCTAGATCTCAACAACATTCTTGGAGCAAAAGTAGCCTCAGAAATCAAAGAGATTGATTGTGCCATTAAATAAGGTACGAAAATGATACCTGGTTGATCAGGATTGTTCTTTCTACCAAGAACGATTCTGTTATCATTATATCTCATATATGGATCAACGTAGATAGAAATATCACCGATTGAACCAACAGGATATAATTGACCTTGTCCGTTTAACTTAGACTTAACTGGGTTAATAGTGTAACCAGAAATATCAGCTAAAGCAGCAGCAAGACCCCCGTTTGTGATAAGGTATTGAGCTGGACCTACACGACCTTCAGTTGCAATGTAGTTAGAAGCGTGAGCAATTTTAGTGATAAGTTTTCTTTGTACGGCGTGAGTAGTTTCACCACCAACTGTACTAGTTACATAAGTAGTATCTAAGTCAAAGATTGTTTGGCTAGCAATATTAGTTGAGAAAGTTAATCCAGCTAAAGGCGCGCTAGTTCTGTTAAGATCACCCATTTCAAAAATCTTAGCAACGATTTGCTTAGAAATTGTTTGAGATAATTCATTAACAAGAATAGATTCCATTTTTTGAACGATATCCATACCTGTGTTAGCTTTGATATCTTCAATTTCAGTTCTTCTAAGAGCTGAAGATACTTCAATAGTACCAACTGCGATAGTTTTAGAAGAGATTTTTGGTCCGATAACTCCAGAATATCTTGAGTCATCTTGATCTCTATCCATTGGATATTGTCCAGAGAATTGAGAAGTTGAACCAGAGTTCCAGTTTGCAGAAAAACCAGGGATATGATCTTCTAACGCAGAAACCAATTCGATTGCAGGCTCACCACCTAAAGCAGTACCACCTAAAGCAATGATTTGAGAAGCCATAGACGTTGTAGAATCAAATGTATTTCTTGTTGTATCAAAAGCCCAAGTTGTAGCTGCAGAACCAACCGCTGTATGAGACGTGTTGAATTGTCTGTAAGCTCTGAACATTGGATAACCATCAATTCTTGAGAATCCTAAAAATTCAACTTTATTTTCTTTATCAGATGGCTCTGAAGTAATTGCAGCACCTGTATCGATGTTATTCCAAATTCTACCATTTAAACCACCTGTAGTTTCGCTAATAACTGGAGAAGAAGCTGCTAACTGAGCTCTAAGACCAGCGATAACTGCTGTTAATTTAGTAGAAGTCAATCCTGCTGTTTTAGGAGCAATTTTGAAAACTTGTGGTCTTTCATCTTCATTTCCTAAACGAGTATCATCGTATTGGAAGTCGATGTAAAGAAGGTCGATTTTCGGACCTGGAGATGGTTTAACAGCAACAAGGTCAAGACCGATTGTTTGAGCAGCAATTTTCATAGCTACAGGAAGTAAGTTTTGACCTACATCTCCTGAACCATTTGAACCACCAAAACCAGCCCAATTGTTACCAATTGTTGAACCAGCTAAAGTTGAAGGTTGTGGAGCAACAACACCACCCATACCAGCAACGTTAGAAGCATTCACATAAGCGTTCTCGTTGATTGAGTGGAACTCAGCATATTCTGACATCCAATCAATTCTCTCACCAGTAACACCCATGTTCTCAAGAACTGGAGACCATTTCTTGATAGCTTTAGATTTGTCTATTCTAATGTGTGACATAATTTTATTTATTTTTTTTTGTTTTATAATCTATATATTTCCTTTATTTTTCGATTTTTTCGAAGGTGGATTTTTTATAGATTATTATAAATTTTTGAATCTTTCTAAGATTGCTTGAGCTTCATTGTCTGAGATTTTATCTTCTTGGATAAGTGCCTCATGTGAAACTAATTTCTTAGTAACTGATTCATTCTTTTTGAGATTTCTAGTCAACCAGAAATGCTCAACTTGTGCTTCAGTTTTTAATACATCTTCTGGATAAAGTCTTGCTTGAGAAAGCAATGATTTTTTAGAAGACTCATTTAACTGATTCCAGACTGGCTTAACGTTTTCAGGCATCAATCTGATAACTCTTTCTTCAAGAGTCTCGTTCTTAGTTGATAATGCTTCTGCGATCAGACCTAACACATCTTTCTGTGTGAAATAACTTCTTTCGTTTATGTGAAGTTTTACAGTTTCCTGTTCTTCGTCTGATAATGCATAAAAGCTATCTACTTGTGACTTGTTTAAGAACTTTAAGAAATTCAAGTCAGTAGTTTCAGAAACTTTACGTTTTTTAGCTTCTTCAATAAGTTTATTAATAGATTCTGATAATTCAGTATCGTCTTTTCCTGTTACTTCGTAAGAAGATGGACCACATTCTTCCTCTTCTTCCTCTTTATTATGAACGTGAGTCGCTTCAGCAGCTGGAACACCATTCATGTTATATTCTGCTTCTTCATCATCTTCTTTATTCCAAGAATTTTCTTTTTCATCATCTTCAACCATTTCAAAACCAGCAGCGTTTAAAGAAGGAAATGCACCTTCTGATTCGAATAATTTACCACCATTTAATTTTTCAACGATTAATCCTTGATAAGAAATTGATTTATCTAAGCTTTCAGCGATGTATTCAGAGTAAGCAATATTATCATCTAAATGTTCAGCGATGTATTCAGAGTAAGCAATATTACCTTCAACATGCTCTGCTAAATACTCAGAATAAGCAATAGAATTATCAACATGTTCAGCTATATACTCAGCATAAGCAATGTTTTTATCTAAGTTTTCAGCGATGTATTCAGAGTAAGCAATATTTTTGTCTAAGTTTTCAGCCAAATATTCAGAGTAAGCAATATTTTTGTCTAAGTTTTCAGCCAAATATTCAGAATAAGAAATGTTTTTGTCTAAGTTTTCAGCGATATATTCAGAATAAGAAATATTCTTATCAAGATTCTCAGCTAAATACTCTGAGTACTCAATATTTTTATCTAAATTTTCAGCAACATACTCTGTGTAATTAATAGCCTTTTCTAAGTTTTCAGCTAAATAATCATTGTGTTTAACTAATTTTTCAGTCGTAGATTTAAGAGATTTGTTCTCATTTACAACAACTTGAATTTTCTCAGCTAAATAATCTAAGTATTTTACCACTTTAGAATTTGTCTCGTTTAACTCCTCATAATACTCAAGTAGTTGTTCTAATTTTTTAGGACTCATATTTCCTTTAGAAATTGCATTTTTGACTTCTTTCTTAGTAGAGGCAATCTCATTTACTAAGTATTGTGAATAATCAGTCAACTGTTTTTTTGTTACGAATTCGTTTTTGTTCATGTTGAATAATTCATTTATTTTAGACTCGTCGGACATTTCATATATCCTAAAGTTAGATTGTGGATTGTATCCTAAGGACTCATTCAAAACTTTAACACTCATTTTTGCAGAAGCAAAACCTGGGTCAGCTACTATATCATATGTGAAAAGTTTTTTCAAAGAAACAGAACCATCAGATTCAGTGATACCAGCTGCTCTTGATGATACAAATACTGGACAACCATCATCAACCAAAGCCTTTGCCTCTTTACCCCAATAAGTTGATAAAAGTTTAATTTCACCAGATACTAAGTTTTGTTCTTTAATGTATTGCGCTTTAGTGATTGTGTGAGATGCTCTTGCCAAAGATGTATCAAAAACATCTGGGTGGTCAAATTCACCATAAACAGCACCTAAACTATTCATTCTTTCGTTTAATTCATCTAAGGCAGGAAGGAATTTATCTGCAGTATAGATTCTTTCGTTTCTATTCTTAACACCAAATTCCGTGAATGTACCTCCTAAGATATAATCCTTCTTACTAGAAGAATTTTCTCTAATAAGAGAATTAGTTGAGTTTTCTACTATTAAAACTGGTTTCATTCGCGAATAATTATTTTTTTCAGTTCAAAGTATATATATGCTTTATAAAACCATACTTTTTAAAAGGTGGATTTTTTACAGAACTTCTAATTCTTTTGACAAACACTACGTTTCAAAGGACTAAAAAGGAAGAATTAACTTTTTAATAAATAATTAAATTTTTTGCGGTTTTTTATGATTTTGACCAGAGAGATAGTAGTAAAAATAAATGAGGCCAATTTCTCATACTATGAGAATTTAGGCTATGAGGATATAATAATAGGCGAAGAACTCATGATACCCGTAGAATTATTATCAAAAGGTTCTCATCACAAAATAAAGTGCAAATGTGATTCATGTGGTATTGAAAAAGATGTGATATTTAAAAATTATGTAAAGTACGATAATAAATTTGGAGAATATAGTTGTAGAAAATGCTCCGAAAAGAAAAGAAAAGAAACATTACAAAAAAACTACGGTGTGGATTATCCTATTCAAAATAAAAAAGTTATGAGTAAAATGAAGAAAACACTTGTAAAAAAATATGGTGTAGACAATATTTCGAAAAGAGAAACTAAACAAAAGAGTTCTAAATAATAAAACTTCTATGATAAATATAATAGAAGGTGACCGATATGAAGGTCAAATAGAGTTTTCGAATAACGGAAATGCAACAACAACAATAGGTGAAAAATTAATATTCATACATAGAAAAAACACAAAAAATTCTTTACACTTAGATAATGTACGAATAGAAATATTCAAAGGTGAAAAAAAACTTGAAGGAAAAGTTATAGAAGTTATTTCAAGATTCAGAACAGAATTTGTAGGCAGAGTTCAAATAGGAAAAAAATCAACATTTGTAATTCCAGATAGTGATAAATTATCAGTCGATTTTTATATAAAAGGAGGTTTAGTAGCAAAGGATGGTCAAAAAGTAATTGTAGAACTTACAAAATGGGAAGATAGCAAATCACCACAGGGAAAAATAACAAAAATATTAGGAGATGCTGGTGATAACAACGCAGAGATGAATTCAATAATGTATGAATATAATCTACCAGTAGATTTTCCACAAGAAGTACTTAACGAGTCGGAATTAGTTCCAGAAGTTATATTTGATAAAGAAATATCTCTAAGAAGAGATATGAGAAACATAACTACATTAACAATTGATCCAGTAGATGCTAGAGACTTTGATGACGCTCTTTCAATTAATATAATAAATGAAAATAATATTGAAGTTGGGGTTCATATTGCAGATGTAGGTCATTATGTAAAACCAGGAACTAAATTAGACGATGAGGCATTTAAGAGAGCAACTTCTGTCTATCTTGTAGATAGATGTGTACCAATGATTCCCGAAAGACTAAGTAATGGAATATGCTCATTAAAACCAAATGAGGACAGATTAGCATTTTCAGTTGTTTTTAATATTGACAAAGATGGAAAGATTATCAATGAGTGGCATGGAAAAACTGTCATTCACTCCGATAGAAGATTTACTTATGAAGAAGCTCAAGAAATAATTGAAGGACAAGAAGGTGATTTCCAAAATGAAATAAGAGTTCTTAACGGACTAGCTCAAAAAATTAGAAAGAAAAGAATAAGTGATGGCTCCATTGAAATGGGTGGAATTGAAGTCAGGTTTAAGTTAGCAGATGATAATAAAAAACCGATTGGTGTCTATTTCAAAGAACAAAAAGAAGCTAACAAACTTATTGAAGAATTTATGCTACTTGCAAACAAGTCAGTAGCTAAGATACTTTCTAATAATCAATGGTTTAATGTCTATAGAATACACGATACACCAAATATGGAAAAACTTCAACAACTTGTAGGAGTTTGTCAAAATTTTGGACACGATGTTGCAATAGAAGGCGAGGGTGATGAGTTAAAAAAATCCATAAACAAATTACTAAAAGAAATAAAAGGAACTCCTGAAGAAAACATGATTGAAACTTTAGTAACAAGATGTATGTCTAAAGCAAAATACACAATAAAAAACATTGGACACTACGGATTAGGTTTCACACATTACTCACACTTTACCTCACCAATTAGGAGATATCCAGACTTAATAACACATAGAATTCTTTTTGATTTTTTAAATAAAGGAAAACAAGGAAATCCTAATAAAATTGAAGAACAAGCCAGTTGGTGTTCAAGTAGAGAGCTAATTGCGGCAAAAGCTCAACGAGATTCAATTAAGTATAAACAAGCAGAATTCTTACAAGATAAAATTGGTCAAGTTTTTGATGGAATAGTATCAGGAGTCACTGATTGGGGTATCTATGTAGAGCTTATAGATTCTAAATGCGAAGGAATGATTCGATATAATAGTATTGGTAAAGTAAAAGTAGATTTAGACCACTATACCATCACTGATGAAATGGGAAATAAAATCAGACTAGGAGATCCTTTAAAAGTTATTGTTTCATCAGTTGATTTAGAAAAGAAACAAATTGATTTTAAATTATTCTGATGACAAAAGAGTTTAGTGTTGAGTTAGATAATAATAAAATAACTGATTATGAACATTTATTATCGAGATTTTCAAATTGGAAAAAATACAAAAGAGAAATAAATCTCAACCAATTATTAGAGAAAGGAAAAAAAATTCAATTTGATATAGAAATCAAAAATAATCCAATGGTCTTTTATATCTCAGTAAGTGACCAAGAATATACATACACAACATCACTAACAAATGCATGTTCATCTTTGAAAAAATTAACTTTTATAATTTTAGAAAATGAAATTTTGAAACTAGAAGCTGAATTAATTTTATTAAACACACGATGGGGTAAAGTAATTAAAAACTTAGTAGAGTCCGGCTTAGAATTAAAACTTAATCAACATATAAATATAGAAGGACAAATAGATAACTTTTATTTTGAATTACCAAAACAAGCAGCATGAGGTTTTATAAGATAACAACCACTAAACACCAAAGAGAGATTGATGAAATAATTATGTCTATGTCATCAACAGAGGTAGATTATGTATCAACATTATACAACAAGATATCAATGGTTGAGTTTACCGATGAAAAAGAATACGAATGTATGTTTGCCATTCTAGACAAATATCTATTAAATAAGATATCTGAACTATATCTAAAATACTCTATCGATCATAAAATATTTGATTTGACAAAGGATATTATTTTTGATAATAATTTAAAATTATCATATAAAAACTATAGAAATCAACCAGTTAAGAATGAAGTTCTAAAACTTATTAAATTGTTCAAAAAAGACTGGACTACAAAAGATGATGTTTTGGATAAAATACTAGAAAAAGGAATCAATTCATTATCAGATTTTGATTTAGAAATTCTGAACTCTTAGAATTCAAACTCTCCACCACCTTCTCCACCACCTTCAGCAGGAGCTTCTCCACCACCTTCAGCAGGAGCTTCACCTTCAGCAGGAGCCGCTTCACCACCTTCCGCAGGAGCTGCCTCACCGCCTTCAGCCGGAGCTGCCTCACCACCCTCTGCAGGAGCAGCACCAGCTGCACCAGCCGCGACATTCGCCACATCTCTAGCCCAATATCTTTCATTTTCAGCCTTCTGTTCAGGTGTTAGTTTGAATACATTATCCATAATCCATTCAATATGGAAATAAGGTTTTTCACCATTCATAACTCCTAATAAAGTTCCAACAATCTCAGATCTTTTAGACAGATTATTGATTTTCTTCCAATCTTCAAATAGTTGATTAGAATAGAATTGAATATCTACCTGATTTGTGAAAACTTCATCATCTTTCAGTTCAGGAAACTCTATCAACATCTGTAGTTTCAGAGGTTTCACTATCAATTCTTTAAAGTTAGCACGTAATCTTGAAATGAAATTGTGAAATTTAATTTCATCTCTAGTCATTTCTGATGAGTCTCCAAATAAATTTCCACCACCATTCTCAGCCTCAAATCGTTGCATAGGTATCTTAGAGGCTCTTTTAAGAGCTTTATAAAACCAAGATAGCATAGTTTCATCATTCAAATCATGACCCTGTGGAGAAACTAATTCCATATTCGGAGTTCCAGCATCACCTTCAGGAAACCATATTTGTTTATTATAAGGTAAATGCTTGGCGCCATTAATAGTCAAAGTTCCTAAAGAATCATCCCATTCAACTTCTTCTGAATAATCATGAATAAGTTGACCTATTTGTTCCTCAGCTCTTTGTCTTGATAAACCTTTGATTGGAATCGTGAATTTTTGATATACAGTCGCATTTACTATATTGAACATAATTCTTGTTTGTTCAAGTATTTTTAATTGATTATAAGGCTTTATTAAACCCTCAACATAAGATGTCTCTGAATAATCATTTTGTGTAGAGTAGGAGACATAAATAATCTGAGAATCTAAAAATATTCTTCTTAATTGAGGATCTTCAGGAAACTGAATCCATAGATGTCCTATAGTTGGTTCATATGCCGGAACTAAAGTGTCAGGTCTCAATCTATTAAAACCAATAATGTTTTTCTTTTTATCATCAAAAATTATTTCTATTGCAATATGACCATCAATTAGAAAATCTTTCATCATACTCCAAGCAGTTATATTATCAGAAAATCCAAATTTGTTATAAATTTTCTCAAAATATTCTTGATATTTGTCTCTTACCTCTTGAGAATATTCATTTGAAATAGATTTAGGAGCACAAAAGTCACTATCATCATTGAAAACAATAGATTCATCACAAATTGTAGAAACAAAATCTCTTATTTCATCTTTGATTGAATATTCTCTTAATATTCTTCTTTTATCAGCATATGCTTTATCTAAATAAGGTATAGATTTTCTGTTCAAAACAGACGCAACTGCTCTTTGAGAAAAGAAATCATACATCGAGTTACCTTTAGCCGCATATGGATCTTCATTTATACCAATACCAACTTGATTACGAATTATCATATCATCGTAATTCATTCCATAGTTAGAAAGTGTTCTGAGAATCCTAGAAAATAATCCTTTGTTTTCTACTGCAGAATTAGAAGCAAATGCAAAGTTTGAATTATTTTGTTGAGTGGAACCAAAATTGTTATAAGTTGCCATCTATTATTTATATAAAAATTTACCATATATATTAAATTATGGTTATTCCTCCAAAACAAAAAAAAATCGAGACTATTTCTCGATTTTAAAAATATCATGACCTGTTCTACCAGCTCTTGGTTTGTATTTTGAATTTAATTCTTTTATAGCTTTTATATAATCTTCTGCCTCAGGACCAAACAATCTATCAGATATTTCTTGTAAGAAATATGGATCCATAGATTTTATCTTCTCTTTTTCTTTTTTTGTATCAGAGATTAATTTTTGTAACTCATCATCACTTAATCTGTTTACAGGTTGAAATGGTCTTTCTACCGTTTTCTTTACACCCATAGGTTTTAACTCTGACTCTTTTTTTGATTTAAAATTGAAAATTTTCATATGATTTATTTTAACTTGTTTCCGTATTTTATTTGATTTGTTCTAATTCGATTTATATGGTTTTTTAACGTACTATATTTTTCATCTATATCAAAAGCAACATCATAAAATTCACTTAATATTGAAGTTGTCATTTCTTTATGTCTGCTATCTCTTTTTTCTAATTTAACTTTCCAAATATCCACTAACTTTTTAGGATCATATAAATTTTTAGGATGTTGATGATATAAAAATCTTGGCAATACATTTAATCCGATTCTATGAACTAATTGTATTCTAGAAGAATCAAACTCCATAAGTGCATATTCAAATCCTATACTTCTTAATTCATTATACATACCATTAAAATCTACTTTTAAAAAATTATTTTTTTCAAAATCTTCAGGTTTTATAAACTTATCAAATAAAAAAACTCTGATTTCCAATGGTATTAAATTAAAGTTTACTGCAAATATAATAATTTTATTTGAAAACTTCCTAAAATCCGAAACAAAAACAGGAGACCATTTCATCCAGTTAGAATCATCTAAATAATGAAAGAAATAAAATCCACCAGGAAATATATCTTTTGTTTGAATATTTTTAATCTCTTCAGAAGATTTTTGGTATTGTTCATAAAACCATAAAGAATTTTTTTTGAAATTATCAGCCAAACCATTACCATTAACTAACAAACTAAGCTTAGACCTTTCGATTAATTCACCCATAAAGAGTTTTTGTTTTTATATATAAAATAAAGAAAGTAGACAAATATGTTAAACTCTAAGCCAAATAATACTAATTATTCTCAAGGTAATTATATTCCTAAAAACAAAGATAAAATAATAAAATTAAATACAATAGGTGGTGTTTACTACAGAAGTTCTTGGGAAAAAAAAATTATGACTTGGTTAGATCATAATGAAAAAATAACTAAGTGGGGAGCAGAATGTATGAGAATACCTTATCAAATGACTCATTTTGATAATGGTGACATGAAAGTAAAAGAGCACTGCTACTATCCAGATTTTTATTATGAGATGAGAAACGAAAACGGTCAGTTAAGGCAAGTAGTTGTAGAAGTAAAACCTATGAAAGAATATAAAATGGTCATTGCGTTAAACGAAGGTAAACTCCAAGTTCCAGAAAAGGGTACAAAAAAGTTAAAAAACTTTGAATATGATTTGAAAATGGCATATAAGAATAAAAACAAGTGGGAAACGATGATAAACTGGTGCAATAAAAAGGGTTATGAGTTTATAATAATTACTGAAGACCATCTAAAGAAATTTAATGTTTGAAAAACAAATAAAACATTATAATTATCATTATTATTATAGAAAATATCGGAACCAAAACATTATATAATCTATATAATTTTTTAACTAAATGATAAATCGGAAACTTGGCTATATTTATTAAAATCATTGATAAGAAGAAAAAGTAGATTGATGTAAAAAAACCAATAAACAACCAAATCCAATAAGTTACTCTTAAAAAATAGTAAAAAAAATCACTCTTACTCATATTAGACAAATCTTTCTGGTAAAATCTAGCATCTAATTTAGTCAAATTAGCTAAATAGTATAGATTCATCCATATAAAGAATGGTATAAATATGTAAAAAATACTAGTCATTTGATATTTCGATTTCTCTTAGACCTAAAAGATTATTAAACTCATGTTCCTGTAGTCTAACGTTTTTATCTCTTTGTAGAATTCCATATATTACATCATTCACAAAAACATAAACAGGATCACCAACAAAGTTTTCATATATAGCAGGAACAATTTCACTATTTCTAGAATTTACTATAAAATTAATATATTCTTTATGACTTGCATAATCCAAATGTAACGAACAACCATCCGGTCTTAATTGATTTCCTAACTCTGATTCCTCCCAAATCTGTAATAATATTTGATTCATAAAAACAATTTATGATTTTTGTATTTAAAAATTAAACAAAGTTTAAATATGAAATAAAATAAAAAAAACACTTTATGAAAATTAAATTAGAGTATATTTGGTTAGATGGTTCTGAGCCACAACAACTCAGAAGTAAAACAAAAATTGTTGACAAAGCAGATACAAATAATCCAGAGGATTACGCAATGTGGTCTTTTGATGGAAGTTCAACTCTTCAAGCAGAGGCAGGAAAAGGGAAAAACACTGATTGTTTACTAAAACCAGTTTTTGTCTGTAAAGACCCATTTAGAGAGTATCCTAATAAATTGGTATTTTGTGAGGTACTTAGTCCAGATGGAACTCCTCATCCAACAAATAATAGAAGAAATTTATCTAATGTTATAGATGAGTTAAATCTTACGAATTTAACTAAAGACGAGTCTCCATGGTTTGGTTGGGAGCAAGAGTATACACTTACTCATAAACCAGGATTGCCATTTGGTGAGGGTGTTGGTCTTCCACTTGGATTTGAAATTGGTAAAACACCAAGAGCACAAGGTGATTATTATTGCGGAATCGGAGCTGACACTGTAATTGGAAGACAAATAGTTGAAGAGCACATGGATATGTGTTTAGAGATTGGTTTAGATATTTCTGGTATTAATGCTGAGGTTTTACTTGGTCAATGGGAATATCAAATTGGCCCCGTAACTGCTTTGAACGGTTCTGATCAATTATGGATATCAAGATATATTTTGGAAAGAGTTGCAGAAAAACATAATGTCAACGTATCTTTACATCCGAAACCAATTAAAGGAGATTGGAATGGAACCGGTTGTCACGTCAATTTCTCTTCTAAAGAAATGAGAAAAGATGGTGGTATCGAATTGATTAAAGAAACAATGACAAAGCTTGAATCAACTCATATGGAACACATCCAGGTTTATGGTCTACATAATGAACAAAGACTTACTGGTGAACATGAGACATCAGGAATTCATGAATTTAGTTATGGATATAGCACTAGAGATACTTCTATTAGAATTCCAGCACAATCTTTGGTTGAAGGTAGAGGTTATTTTGAAGACAGACGACCAGCCTCAAATTGTGACCCTTACTTAGTATCTGCTAAAATGTTAGAAACAGTTTATTCTGAAGTATTAGTATAAACATACTACTCAAAAAAAACCCACTCAATTTGAGTGGGTTTTTTTTATTTTGATAAACTATTTAAATAGAATGTAGTCCTTGGCCATCATTACTACCTTCTATAGATATTAATTTTATTTGATTCTCATTATCACCCTTTTTCTTATACAACTCATTAAAACCCTTAGCTATTCCTCTTTTAAAGACTTCTGTAAAATAAGCAAAAGCATTCACTGATTTATCTTCATTAAAATTATACCAATTTTGATACATATCTAATAAACCCGATTGATAACAATCAAGTTTATCATCATTTGACCAATATCTCATTTTTTTGATTGTTTTCTTACCAAGAAGTTCTAACATTTTTTCAGCATTTCTGGTCAGTTTACCTTGTGCTTTTGATACGATTATCTCAACATAGAGATCTTTATTATTTAAATACATCCATTATAGCTTATTTTTTTAAGAGATTAACTCTTTGAAGCTATTTACTTCATGTTATATCTCTATAGTCTAAAAAGTTTAAAAAATAAAAAACCCTCAAAAAGAGGGTTTTTTATTTTTATTTATATAAATTAAATTTTAACTCTTTCTTTATATTGTAATTCTTTAACACCTAACAATTCAGCATCTAAATTAGCTCTTCTTTTTTCAAGATTTTTAAGAGCAGTAGAAAGAATTTCAGACTCACCTAAAAGCTCCATAGAACCTTTAACCTTTTCAATGTTGAATTGAACATCTTCTAATTTAAGAGTAACTTCTCTTTCTTTATCTTCAAGTTTTCTTTTAATAACTAATTCTTTATCTAATTTATTTTCATAAAAATAACTCAAATCATAATTTAACTCATTCTTAACTTCATTAACTAATTCTATAGCAGATTCATATTTAAAGAATGAATTACCATATCTTTCATCACATCTATAAAGAAATGTATTATTTTTATAATTAAAAGCAAAACACTCCAAATGTGGATTAATTAAATTATTAATTCTTTTAACAACATCTAATTCAACAAACTTATCCATATTTTGAGATACTTCTAATAACACAGGATAAAAGTTTTTATTTACTATCGGAACAATAGGAGATGAGAAAAGAGACTCTAACGTAGTTTCGTCATTCAATTCATCTTCATTAATAAAAATTCCTTTTCCATTAACACCTAAACCAATTGTTAAGTACTCAGATACTCTAAAATTAACTCTATCCTCAGAAATTTGAGCATATTTTAAAGCAGATTCAATAACTCTTAAAGTTTTCAACTCAGCTTCATCTTTAACATGATTTTCTAAAAGTGTTTTCTCAATTGAATTTTCAGTAAGTAAGAACCAAGAATCCTTAACTAAAGCAATATGACCATCTTCAACTTGTTCTACAATAGTAAATACAGATTCACCCTTACCACCACTTAACAAGTTTGTTCTCTGTTCAGGTGATTTTGTCAAATTATGAACAAATAATTTAATCTCAGGAACCCAATCATAAATAGCCAATTCATTAAGAACTTTAGACATCCTATCTTGTTCTGACTCTACGTTAATAGCTTCTAAAAGAACATTGATAGGTTGTCTATACAATTCTCCTTGATTTTTAGAGTTCAATATGTTATATAGACTTTTAAGTTCATATAACAATTCATGAGCTTTAACATCATCATTCAAATTTTCTAAAAGAGATTTTACACTTTTATCATATGTATACGCTTTTAATTTTTCATTAAGAGAATTAATAATAGTCTTTTCTGAATGTTCATTGCATGCATTCATATGCCCTTCAATTATAACTGAAATCTCTTCTTGGTCAAGTGAAAGATTCTTTTTGAAGTTAAACAATTCTAGTTTAAGATTCTTCATACTTATAAATATTATTTTTTTATATAATCTATATATTAAGACAAAAAACTCATTTTTTGCTATTTTTTATTTTTAAATTGGATTCGGATTTATAGGTGGATTTTGAGTATCATTTCCATTTGCACCTTTACCAGCATTTGGATTTGAATTTATTGCATTCGCATTTTGTCTTGCTTTCAATATATTATTAAACCACCTAGTTCTTTTCGGAGCATATGAAAAATAATCAGAGTCAGACTTAGGAGTAGGAGCAGAACCAGCGGGCCATCCACCAAAACTACCAGTTTGTCCATATTGAGGAAGTTCACCAGGTATATCAAACGGAGTTTCGTTGTAAGGCCAAGGAAGCGAACCAGGGAAAGGTCTACCTGGTGGACCACCAGGTGGTAATGAATCCGGATTTAAAGGTATAAAATCAGGTCCATTAGGATCACCAGTGACAGTAGGATTAGGCGCAGTACCATCACCACCAACATCAAAGGCATTACCTAAATCACTACCAGTGTTCCAATTATTCAAATCAGCACCATCTGACTGACCAGTACCATAAAGTGTAGGATAACCATCTAGATTTACTCTATCTCTTCTAAATGCAGGATAGTATGTTTGAACTTGAAATGATAATGTCAACTTTATCGTATTATCACTTGTTAAATTTTTTTCTCTGTTTATTTCAATTGAACTTGAATCAGGCATTATTATCACAGCATCTATGTTCATGAAATTATGCTCAAAATACATGAATTTATAAATCCAAAGAGTATCCAAAATAGCTTGACTACATTTAAATGTATCAATTTCATTTGACAGAAGTATAGATAGTTCATAATCAACCGTGATAGGAACTGCCCTAACCTTTGCTAATATTTTTCGTATCTCTACCTGGTTCTCTACAACCATTCTTAACCAAACATTTGGATTAGCAAATTCATCTGACATAATATTAAACGACTTAAGTGTTATATGTCCTCTCGGGATTATATCAGTGTTTAATTCTACAAATCTGTTTTCAGAAACTATATCATCCTGAAAAGTATCAAGCAAAAATCTTTCATCTCCAGAAAGTGAGTAATAAAAGGGAACCTGAACATATATATCACCTGATGAAAATCTGTTAACCCATTTTATTTGACCCTCTAATGTATCAAGTACACAGACTGTCAAATCTCGAAAGAACACATCTTCCATGTTAAACTTTCCTGCTATCATAAGCATATATATTAAATAGAGTTTGTCCCTAAACTTATTCAATATTTAAAAATATATTTTCTATGAGCATAAATAAATTATTACTTTGGGAAAAATGGAGACCAAAAAAAATTGATGACATTATATTACTACCAAGAATAAAAAAACATTTTGAAGATGGATTAAATGGTAACTATATATTTTATGGTAATTATGGTACAGGTAAAACAAGTCTGGCTAGAATATTAATAGGTAAGTATTCAAAAGATAAACCAAATTTAGAGATAAATAGCTCACTTTCAACTTCAATAAATATTTTAAGAAGTGAAATTGAAGACTTTTGTAAATTTACACCTATGATGGAATCAGAATCAGACTTAAAATATGTATTTTTAGATGAATTTGAAAGAACATCACCTGAATTTCAGGATGCATTCAAAGCATTCATCGAAACATACTCAAAAAGAGGCGTAAGGTTTATTATAACAACTAATCACATTAATAAAATATCAGATGGAATAAAAAGTAGAATACCTCAAATAAATTTTGATTGCCAGAATATTGAAGAAGAAAAATATTTAAAACAAGAAATTTACAAAAGAATATCAAATACAATATTACCATCTGAAAATTTTGAAATTCCAAAAGAAGATTTAGTTACAATAATAACAAAAAAATTTCCAGACTTTAGATCCACATTAGTAGAAGTAGGTAACTATATCAACACAGGTTCTCTAACTTCTTCATCAAATACAATAAACACAAAGACTAAATTAGAACTATACAATTTAATTTATGATAAAAATATAGACTATATCTCAATATATAATTTTGTGATTTCAAATTTTGGACCCGAAAAAATAGATGTTTTAATTAATTTATTAGGCAAATATTTCATAGATTGGTCATTAAATGAAAATAAAAATATAGAAAAACTATTTGAATGTAACTATATAATAGCTGATTACACATCAAAGTTAGAGACTAACACTGATCCTATAGTATTAGCATTAACAATAATAGGTAAATTCAGGGATATATTATTATAAGATAAAATATTTTAATATATAAAATATGCCAGTAAACTTTAAAGATTTCTACATAGGATATAAAGGTCATCCAAGATACGAATCTTCTAAATTTATAGAAGATGATGTAATTAGAGTAATCGTTCAAAAATATGAAATGATAATTTTCACTAACAAAGGTGAGTTATTAGGTGATCCTAGTTTTGGTGCTGATTTACCGCTATTACTTCATGAGACAAGACTCTCAGAAGATAGTATACAAGGCGATATAAACGCTCAAATATTTGAATATATACCTGAAATAAGTAATATACCCTATACTTTAGAGGTCAATATTTATGATGATCCAGAAAGACACCAAGAGTGGATGGAAATTCTTTTTCAGATTAGAGACTTAGAAGTATACGCAACAGTAATCTAATCTACTCTATAACTATTTCTTTGCCAATATCTTTTACCATAACCGACAAATATTTCTTCACCGGAACGAATATCTCTATCAGCAACTAAAACAACTTCATCATCATCATTCATTGTTATGATAGAATTATTTTTGAAATTTGAAGAGATACCCTCCGCATCATTTGCAAATTTCGCAAAACAAAAAGTTTTCTTACAATCTAATGTTTCACCAGACGGCAACATCATAAAATAATCATCTTCTTTTGCATTTGCTCTTTTTGCGGCCTCTTCATTTGATATTACTTCACCCATAAATTTTGATATTACTTCACCACATTCTATATCTATAGATGTAAAGAGTCCATTTCCGGAATTTGGAATTTGAGAAGACTGTACATATAAAAAATCTTCTTCTGGTAAATCTATTGAGTCGTAATCGAAATTTTCAAAAAATTTAAGATATTTCATATACACTTAGGCTTTATTTGATAGGACAACTTGTGGCTGTCCAGATATATTTATAGTCTCTTTTTATTTTAACTCCTAAACTTTCAGCGGTTGTTACAACATCCTCCAAACACTCACCATCAGCACCACCAACTATTACTACCTCTCTTCCTTTAAGATCGGTAAGTAATTCATAAAGTTTTTTAGGACAATGAAACCAAACGTGATTGTTGTTGATAAAAGTAATTATTGTACCTTCTTTTGTTGGAAATATATCACCTTTTTTTAAAGACTTATTTTCTTCCCTTTTGCTAATGTCTTCATATACATTTTTATCTAATATTTTCTTGTAAAAATCAGCATCAACATCGTAATTATATCTTTTTTCAATTAATTCTTTTTGATTAGGAAAATGGTACAAATCTTTGTGTATTGGAATTTCAGGTTCATCTTCATATAAATAATCTTTATCTACGTTTTTACCATCAGGATGATTATCCCAAATTTGATAAACATTATTAAAATTTTTACAATATTTTTTAAGTTCATTTAGATACATTTCAGAAAAAAACTTTCTGAATGATTTTTGAACATCAACTATTATTAGCGTATCTTCATTATAACTCTCAAAGGTTTTAAGAAATCTCATAAACTATATATTAAATAAAAAACCCATCATTTCTGATGGGTTACTTAAATATTTTAATTAGATTAAGCCGGTAGTTCTTCCTCACCCTCTTCCTCTTCTTGTGCTTGACCCTGTCCTTGTGCTTGACCCTGTCCTTGTGCTTGACCCTGTCCTTGTGCTTGACCCTGTCCTTGTGCTTGACCCTGTCCTTGTGCTTGACCCTGTCCTTGTGCTTGACCCTGTCCTTGTGCTTGACCCTGTCC